GAACCCATCGCCCGCTACTGCCGCCCGCCCCGAACATCACCGAGAAGTTGCGTCCGCGCGATGCGATGCGGCTCCGCGCGAATCCGAGCTTGTAGTTCGGCCATGTCGTCGACGCGCTATGCAGCGGAGTGAACGGCACGACATCGGTCGCGTCGGGGGTGTCTGACCCGCGCGAGGAGTTCACGTGCATGCGCAGCGGAAGCGACGTGCCTTCGGAGTAGCCCTCCAGCTCAATCTCGCGGACGACCTTCTCCGCGCCCGGCTCACCGAGGTCGAGGAAGTTCGTCTGGTAGTAGCTGACGACGGGACTGTAGAGGGAGTGCCCCGCGTCGCCGCTCTGTGTCGTCGGGTCCAGGTAGCTGATGACCGACTCGCGAGACGGCGACACCCCGCCGACGACCAGGAAGTAGGGCACCTCACGCTCCGCGTCCGGCAGCGTGACCGGCGTGATGGCGCGGATCTCCCCGAGGCTGACGCTGTTGATCACCCAGTACATCCAGGCGTCCAGTTGCGGGTCGTACACGAAGGTGCGGCCGAGCGCGGCGACGAAGTACAGGCGCCCGCCCGCGTAGTACAACCCCATCTGCGAGTCGCCGGAACCGAACCCCTCCGAGAACCCCGGGTTGAAGTAGCCCGCGTTGTCCGTCCCGCGGAACAGCGGGTCCAACTGGTGACTGACCTTGCGGGGGTAGCCGCCGTCCGTCAGGTAGATGCCGTCCTTCGCGAGGAAGTACACGCCCTCCCGGCCGGCGGCGACCGGCCGCCGCACGTTCGCGAGCGTGCCGAGGTTGTGGCGAATCGTCCGGTAGTTGAAGACCGTGCCGCCTGTCGCGTCCGTGCTGTTGCCGTAGAAGACGAAGAACGCGGACTCTTTGAAGGCGATCAGGAACTCGCGGAAGTTCGCGAGGCCGATGATGACCTCCCCGTTGCCGGGCAGCAGGTCCACGAAGTCTCCGCCGATCCCGAAGTCCTCCGGGTCATTCGGGGCTGAAAAGACGACGCGGCTCAGGCGGGTCGTGACGTCCGTGCGGTTCGCCATGACCAGCCGGTTGTCGGGGTACTGCACCGCGAGATGGGTGTAGGCGCCCGTGACCGAGGTCTCGGTGAACTCCGTGCCGTCGTACTTGATGAGGAAGCTGCCGTCGTCGATCAGGAGGTACATCGCAGCGCCGTCGCTCGGCTCGCCGATCATCACGGCGGACTTGATGCGCGAGGAGGAGCTGAACGTGCCGGTCGCACCGAACGAGTCGACGAGGCTGCCGCTGTCGGCGTTGTAGGAGCGAAGCTGCCCGCCGGACGGGGCGATCGTCACCACATGCGGATCATTCGTGCCACCCGGCACGAACGTAAACAGCGACTGCCACGTGCTGGAGTCGGACTGTGACACGAGCTTCGTGGTGCCGGGCCGGGTGCGGACCCGGCCGTCCTGCTCCAGGTCCACGTTGAGCATGTTGATCGCGCGGATCGGGGAGGCGTCCTGCGGATCACGCCTGACGTCCAAACCACCGAACCCCGCGATCTCTACGGTGCGGTAACCATCCGGAGCACGCCTGGCCACTAGTAGTCCCTGTACTCCGACGTCACGATCGTTGTTGGCCCATCAAGGTTGCGGTTCATCAAATCCGCCACCATCAGGTCGATCTGACGCTGCCAATCCTCACGCACCGCCGCCGCCGCCGCATAATTGTCGTTGTCCTTCTGGCAGCGGATAACCGCACCATCGACGATCAGGTCGTGGTAGGCCTCCGGCACCAGCGGCTCATCACCGTTCGCGACCAGGTCCGCCGGCCGCTTGATGTACCGCACCGACAGGGACACGGTGGCGGGCGGGAGCGGCCACACCTTCACCGCCGTGCCGTCCAGGTACCAGTAGCACGGCAGGCTCACGTACTCCAGCGTCGGGTCCCAAAGGTCGATCTGGCGGCGCTCGATCGGGAACAGCGGCCGCTTGTTTGTGGTCTCCATCACGGCGAGGACCGCCCGCAGATCCGAGATGGTGAGTGGCGCGTTGCCTGACGCGGAGTCCTCCAGGAACGGCCACGGCATGCTGGCGTACGCGCAGACCTCCTGGTAGGACTGGTTGACGTAGCGGCCGACCCGCGTGTCATTCAGGTAGTCGAAGCCGCGTGCCTGCACCTCGTCGATGAGGTCCTCGAAGTCCATCAGGCCGCGTCCCTCCGGGCGTACGCACGGTTCTTGAACCGCACATCAGGCGAGAACAAAATGCTCGGGCGCTCCTTGTTCGCGATGCGCTGCGCGATGCTCTCCACCCGATCCTCCTTCAAGCGCTGCTTCGCGCGCGCCTCAGACCGCTCCCGCGCCTGCTGGTTCTCACGGCGGATGCGCTCCGACCTCGAGGACCGCAAATCATGCTTCCGCAGGTGCTCGATGACCGCATCGCTCATCTCCAGGAACCCGCCCTCCGGGGTCTGGATCGCGTGATACAGCGGGGCGCCGCCCCGGTCGCCTTCCCGGTAGACGTGCCAGCGGTTGGGGAGCATCCCAACCGGCGGGTCAGGCATTGGCGGCACCAGCCGGAGCTTGGGGTCGAGCTGGCGGAGGATGGGGTTCCAGTAGCGCTCCTGCTCGGAGAGCAGGGACCTGACCGCGCTCTCCGGCAGGAACAACCCGGTCATCAGATTACGTACCGATCCCGGTCGCGTAAATGAAGCAGCCCGTCAAGTGCGCCTCCACCGGCTTCTCGTCGGGCGGGTCACCGTCATCGGCGGAGTCGTAGAACACGATCTTGCCGGTCTCGGCGTTGTACCCGACCGGGTTGCCGGTCGTCAACGCGGCGGCCATCGCCACACCACCCTGCAAGATCACCTGCTCCAGCGACCGTAGCCCGAACATCGAGGCGGTGACCGGCTCCCCTCCGGTGGGGTAGTCGGAACTGAATGTGAGCTTGCGGGTATGCATCCGCTTGTTGCCGATCACGGTGTCCTGGACGCCCGTGACCCGCGCTGCCGTAACAGCCATGCGTTGTCTCCTCTCTAGAGCGACCCGCGGCCCCCGCACAAATTGGCGGGGGCCGCGGTCAAACTCATCAGGTCAGGGCAGTGAAGGCACCCATGCGCGACCGCCTGCGGGCGCACAGGTTCCCGGTGTAGTAGAAGGCGTCCGCAAACGCGGTCGTCCCCTCCTGCCACTTCAGCGACGCGCCGCCACCCGGGTTCTGCAGCCACCCGGACGCGCCGAACCCGGCGCCGTTGCCGACCGCCAGGAACAGGTCCTTCATGTTGACGAAGAACACATCGCTGTCGCGGATGTCCGGCTCGGAGTAGATCTCCATGCCGTTGTACTTCGTGAACTCGAACCCCTTCGCGTCGATCGCGGTCTCACCGCCGAACCTGAGCTGCACCCGCTGCTCATCGTCGAACCGCTGGTGCTGCAGGTAGCTCATGTACACCTTGTACCCGGCGGACTCGCCACGCTGCCCACCGACCTGCATCCGGATCTTGCGGTGCATGTCGTTCAGCGCCTGCAGCGTCAGCGACGTGGTGGACGTGTCCACCGCGGCCGCCGCCCACCTCCCGCCAGACAGGCCACCCAGCGCCCCGCTCCCGATGATGTTCCGCAGGCCGTTGGACTCATACGACGTCGTGCCGTCACGGGCGTTGGCGATCGACACGTAGTCGTCGCTGTCCGTCGAGACGGTGGAGCCGCTGATCGTGATCGACGGGGTGGACTCGCTGATCTCCACCGCCTCGATCCGCACGCCCGCGGCGATGTCGTCCTCCACCGACGTGGTGCCGATGTCGACGGTCATCGAGACGTGCAGCCAGTCACGGACCAGGGCCGCGTAGCCCTGCGCCGGGTCGAGCTCCACCTCGTTCGACCCGTTCGTGGTGCCGCACTTGGCGATGAGGGCGGTCTGGTCACTGAAGATCTGGCGGGTCTTGTGCTTGCGGGCCTCCTGGACCGCGGACTCGACCTCGGTGTCCAGGACTTCCGCGACCGCCTGCGCCTTCCCGCCGGTCTTCAGGATCGCACCGAGCTCCGCCTTGACCTGCACGATGTCCGTGACGAGGTCGTACTGGAACTGGCGCATCCCGACGTTCCCGGCCGGGTTCAGCGCCGACGACCCGGCGGTCGGGACGACGCTGATGCCGCCGGTGCGGTGCTCGGTGATCGCGCCGATCACCTTGTCGCCGACGTTGAACTTCTCGGTGCGCTCCACGTTCGCGAGGAACGGGCCACCCTCGTAGATCTGAGGAACGAGCTTGTCGTCGCTCCACTCCTCCTTGAGGGAGGCCAGCACCGTGGTGGGTGTGGCCGACATGTGTCTCTCCTAGCTATTGGTTCAGGGTTAGGCCTCCTCGGCCGTCAGCCGCGCGGCGATGCGTGCGACACGTGCCTCGGAGTCCCACGGGTCGTGCTTGGGCTCCCCCTCCTGTCCTGCCGGCGGGGGGGCCGGTGCCCGCTTGGACTGGCGGTAGGCCTCAAGAACCTGCTCGTCACGCTGCTTGAGCCACGCGACGTGCTCCTTGAACGCCTTTTCGGTCTGCTCGGGGCTGACCTGCTGTCCGCTGACCGCTTCCGCGAAGATGATCTGCTTGTCGCGATCCGTGAGCTTCACACCGTCCGCACCAGCCAGTTCGGCGATGTGGTCGTTGATGGCCTTGGTCGCCTGCTCGATCTGCTGCTGCTGGACGTACTGCTCCAGCTCGGCGACCTTCGCGGCCACCGGATCGTCCTCTTCGGGGAGAGCGTCGTCCTGCGGGTCGTAGTCCGGCTCGTCGTCGGCGAACTCGAAGCCATGCTTCTCGGCCAGGAATCGCGCGGCGGCGTCCGGGTCCGAGCTCAGGGTGTTGACCTGCCGCTCGAACTCGCGGAGGCGCTCGATGGTCGCCTTCGCTCGGTGCGGGTCGAACTCGCCGGTCCAACCGTCCGGCATCGCCGGGCGCTCGGTGGCGGGTGCTTCGACCTGCTGCTGCTCGACCGCGCCCTGCGCGGCCTCGGCTGCCCCAACATCGGGGGTCTCGGGAACATCGGACATCTCGTCCGGTCCTCCTGTCGTTGACCCCGGGACAAGGCCGGGGTGCTAGGGGTTGCCGCAGGCACTACCTGCGGCCCTTACACGCCGATTGGTGGCGCGAAGCTCTTGTGACGGCGGTTAGCCGCTCATCTGCGGCAGACCCGTCGGGGTCCGCGGCGCACCAGGCTCTGGCTCACCCGCCGTCGCCGGCTCACCGGGCTGCCCGCCAGGCCCCGGGATACCCGGACGGTCAGGCATCGCCTTGCCGTCCTGCGGCTTAGCCGCATTACTCATGCCAAGGTTCTCGGCCATCGCGTTCTGCGCCTCGATCGCCTGTGCCTGCTGCTGCGCCTCAAGCTGCAACAGGCCGGCATAGGCGAGTTGCAGCATCTCTTGGATGTGCGGGGGGGACTGGTCGTACCGCTCCGTCTTCATCGCGTTCTCGAACTGTGTTTTGTAGATCGGGATCGCGTCGAACGGGCGGGGCATCCACCACGGCACGTCCTGCCTGATCGGCTGGCCGGTGATCGGGTCCGGCATCATCGGACCAGGCACCGTCGGGCCCGCCAACACGGATTCGGGGTCGGTGAAGATCTGTTGGATGATCCGGTTCGCCCGGGCAATATCCAACTCATATGAGCGGACAAGGCCTTCAGCGGTGCCGCCGTCGATCGCCGCCATCGCCTGGTGCGGCGCGATCCAACCGAGTCCGGCCCAGGTCATGACCTTCTGCTCAACCGCCTGGCGGGTGATCGGCTCAATCGAACCGGGCAGCACCCGGACGTCGATCTGGTCACGCAGGTCAGAACCCTTGAAGTCCCGGATGACCTCCGGCCCCGACCACCCGTTGATCTTCACCAGCCTGCCTTCGGTGTAATGCCTGGCGACCAAAGCCAAGCAGTGCCGCATGAGCCTTGAGTGCCACTCGGCAAGGTTCGCGATGAACGCCGACCGGGCGTTCTGGTCACGCTCCGTCAACACCTGGATCGCGCGGGCGGCCTCGACCTGTGACGGGATCTCGTTCTGCGACGCCACGAACCCAAGGTCCTGCTTCGCCCGGTCCTGAATCTCACTGAGGACCGGCGGGACCGGGGGGGTGGGGCGCCACTGCACCAGATCCGGACGACCGACCTTCACGATCGCCCCCGGCTCATCCGTCAACGGGGTGGTGAGCAACCCGGGCTGAACGAGCATCTGCGGGTTCATCGCCAGGTTCTTCCACTCAAGCTGCTTGTTCACCGCGTCCTGATACGACCGGACGATGTCCAACAGAAACCTGAGTAGGCCGAGGTCCTGGTCGCTGTCGGGGTCGGTCATCCAGGTGAGCTTGTGCAGCACCGGTTCGTCGAGGACCCGGCCGTCCGGTCCTTGGAGGGGGTAGTTGGTGATGGGGGTGATTTGGCGGCCGTTGGCGATGCACACACGGCGGCCCGTCTTGTGCTTGTGGGATGGCCGCTCGAGGTATTCGGTGACCATCACGAGGTTGTTGCGTGTTGGGCGCGCGAGACCGATGACGTACGGGTCGATGGCGTCCGGCACCAGGTCACCGGGCAGGTAGCCGGGAAGCTCGCGGACCTGATCGATCGGCATCGCCTGGATCACCACGTACCAGCGGGAGTCCTCGAAGTCCTGGCCGGGCTCCCACCCAACCTGGTTGCTGGAGTAGGTGCGGATGCACACCTCCCCCTCGTGCAGCTCCTTGCCGGTCTGCTCGTCGGTGCCGAGCGACGGGCCGGCGGTCGTGTCCCAGTACGGCCAGGCGTACCCGGCGTCGGCGACCAGGGCGTGCGTGACGACCTTCTCGGTGACGCGCTTGATGCGCCACTTGTCGTAGCCGAACAGCGCGACCTTCGATGCGATCCTTGCGGCGTTCTGCACCTCCGGGTCGGTGTTCGACGGACTGACTTCATACCCCGGCACCCGCTGGGTGGCGTAGGCGATTTCCTGCCGGATCACGGGGAGGTGGATCGGGCGGCTGTTGCGGACCCGGTGGGACGGTTTGCCGTGCCCCTCCGCGGATGGTGCGGTCGCCTGCGCGACGAGCCGGTTTTCCTGGGTGCGGTAGGTGTAGGTGTGGCCGCGGAAGAACTGCCAGCACTCGTTGCGTTGCGGGGCGAGGTCGCGCATCCGCTGGGTGGCGCGGCTGATGCGCTCCGTGATGTCGCCGGGCGGTTCGGTGTTCGACGGGCGGTCCGACCGCATGTCGCCCATCCCGCCCGGCGCGGCGCCGTATTCGGAGACGGCCACTAGCTGTCACCCATCGGGTCGAGTCCGATCATGTCCCACTGGGCGTTGAAGTCCGGCAGTGACGCCATGGTGGGCTCAGGGTCCGCGGGCATCGACTGGGCGGTGTGCTCGACAACGGCCTGCTCGGGGGCTTGGATGCGCTGCAGCAGGGTGGCGATCTGCTCGCGGTGCGCGGCGGCCTCGTCGAGGCGTTCGCGGCGATGGCGATCCTCGGTGAGCATTTGCATGTAGCCCCAGCCGAGGAACGCTGTGGTGAACAGCGTCAGGACCCCAAGCAGCATCGTGACGCCGAGCGCGGTCACTGCTCCTCCGGGTTCTCCAGCGCCGCGATGCGGTTCTCGAAGTCCTCGTCCACGCTGTCGAGCGCGGCGATCGCCGTGTCGATTCGGACGGTGAGGCCGGCGAGGTACTGCTTGAGTTTGGCGGGGTCGGTGACGTCACCGATCGCGTCGTAGACGTCTGGATCGAAGTCGGTTGCCATGTGGGCCTCCTAGCGGCCGTAGAACGTCATCATCAGGCGCGAGCCGATCTCATCGACCGACGCCCCGGAGCATCCGCCCCGCGGGCGCGTGGACCACCGGCTGCGGATTGAGGTTGTCGAACTCCGTGAACCCCGGATCAGCCTCGGTGCTGTAGTAGCCGCACAGCAGGCACACGCTCACGGCGTCGAGGGGGAACAGGTCGCCCGCGTCGACCGTGGCAAGCGTCGTCCACGACTCCCCGTCCGCGCTGACGCCGGTGATGACGTTCTCGCCGTCATGCTGGATCCGCCACCACCCGGTGGCCGCGGCGGCCGTCTGGCCGGGGTAGTCGCTGTTGCCGCCCACGTAGATCTCCGTCAGCACCGAGCCGCCCGCGCGAACGACCGTCAGGCGGTTGGAGTAGTCCTCCAACCCCTCGTCGGTCGTCAAGAGCAACTGCGTCTCGATGGACCCGTTGCCGGCGTCCGGGAGCGTCGCGACCTGCACCACGATCTCGCTGCTAGTGAGGTCCCACGTCGCCGAGGATCGGACCCCCGTGTAGCCGGGGCCGTCGTTGAACGCGGCGGCCGTCGCCGGGCAGCGCAATCGACCTCCCACGATGGTCGGGGACTGCTCTGCCCCCCACAGGTTCAGGTCGAGGGTGGTGAAAGCGTCAGTGAGCGTCGCAATCTTTGCCACCGGCTCACCTGGCCGAGCGGCCTAGCTCGCGTTCCCGGGCAGATACTCGTACACGACATGCACCCCGACCGTGCCGCCCGCCGCCGCGGTCGTCACACCAAGCGTCTCGCCGGGCAGCGTCTCGAACCACCCCTTCGGGCTGTACGGCAGCACCATCCCGCCGTTCACACCCAGCGCGTACAAAGGGCTGATCGCCGTCGAATTGCCCGATGACGGGTTGGAGTAGAACGTGACATTGGACGCGGTGTCGTCCGTCACCATGTCCAGCGCGTACACACGGATCTTCTGGCCCGCCACCGCCGCCAAAGCGGCCCCGGTGACCGGGTTAGTCACCGCAGCGTCAGTCGATCCGGTCGCCACGTTCGCGAACGCGAAGTTCATGCCGACACCCCCAGCTCTTCCCGAATCACCTCAGGCCGAGTGTTGCGAGTGGGGCGGCCGCCGGTCTTCACGATCTCCATCCCCGCGACATGCAGCCCATCGATCTGCTCCCGGAACTTGCGGTGATCCGAGATCTCATCGATGGCGGCGTCAAGCTGCGCCTGCACCCTCGCAAGCTCGTCGCGAAGCTGGTTGGTGTCTTCGGGGCTGGTCCACCCCGCCCACTTCGCCAACTCCCGGGCGCCTTGCATGCTGATCCAGCAGTGCGGGTCCGGGGGGGTGAGGACGTGACCGGTGTTGAACCAGCCGTCGGGGTCCTCATGCCTGAGGGTGACTGCGCACCATTTTGCGCTCCCGATTGTGGGGCGCGGTGACTTGCCTTGCATAGCCCCTCCTTCGGGGTTAGGAGTACTTGCCCATCACGCCCGTCATGGGCTTCTGTTGCATCTGCCGCCACTGCGCAGCAGACGGCATTCGGCCGGATGACAGCTTCCACGGTTCGACGTACTGCATGTCCGGCCGCTCATACCAGGTGCGCTCCATCCCCGCGTACCGGATCGTGTCCGCCAAATGATCTGGGCCGATCGTGCGGAACTCGCCGGTGCCCTTCCCCTTCGGCTGCTGCTCCCTGGTCACCTCATCATCGGCGACCAGCCACCGATCGAACTCCTTCAGTGTGTTCACACACCCGCGAGCGACAAGCAGGGCGTCGGCTTCACAGCGGGCGCGCATCTGGTTGATGCCGGCCTGCCGGTCGTTCTGTGCCGGCAGCGGGAAGATGCCTTCGCGGTGGAACGCGGATTCGGTCGCTTCGCCGGTCGCGAGTGCCCGGTTGCGGGCGGACGGGTCGATGATGTACGTCGGCTGGGATAGGCCCCAGTAGGCGTTGCGTTCCCGGATCGCAGCGCAGATCTCGGTGACCGTTGCGGACTCCGGGTACAGCTCGTCGTAGACGAGCTGGACGTTGTCCCGGCGATCAAACCCGTTCCAGGTGACCGCTGAGCGGCGGATGCCGGGGTCAATGGAGATGATCGTGTCGAGCGCCTGAGCGTGCTCGATCGTGGGGGCGTCCACCACGTGCTGCTCGGGGTCAAAACGGTTGAGGACCCGGCCGTGGAACGACACGAACTGGCCCTCCACCACGGCCGCCCGCTCGGCCTCACTGAGGTGCGCGAGGGCGCGTTCCATGCTCTCGCGGTCCACGAACGGGTTGTCGAACATCGACGCGACGAAGCAGTCGATGTGCGGCTCGTCGCGGCGTTCCCACACCTCGTCGTACACCCACGACATCCCGAACAACGGGGTCATCGTGAAGCACAGCTGCGCCTCCGGGGCGAAGGATCGGAGGCGGGCGACGTTCTCGTCGTAGATCGGGCGGGTCGGCTCCTCATCGAACCGGACCCGGTGCAGCTCCACACCGGCGTGGGCGTCACGGTCCTGATCTGACGTGTTGAACAGCACCCATGAGCCGTTGCGGAAGTGCAACTTCCGAAGTTCCTTCGAGAAGGCTTTGTCGAACGAGCCGCCGCGGAGTTGGTCGCGGGGGGTGAGTTCCCGGAACTTCTCTAGCACCACCGACTCGATCACCGACATTTTTGGTGCGACGACGCGGAGGTAGAAGGGGGGTTGCCATCGTTTGAACTGGCGGAGGTGCTGCGGGACTACTTCGGGGTCGCAGAGCTGGATGAGATCATCCACGGTGCCGATCGCTGATTTGCCGGAGCCGTTGCCGCCGAAGAACGCTTTGATCCAGCCGCGGGACGCGAGGTAGCTCGCCTGCGGGCTGTAGCCCGGCCGGACCGCGGACTCGTACGGTTCCCAAAAACCGAGCGGGTTCTGCGCCTTGAGCTTCGCGACCTGCTTCGCGGCCTCCAGATACTCGCGGCGCTCCGCTGTGGAGAGTTGTTTGAGTTGGTCTTCGGTGAGTACCGCCCCGGCAACCGGGAGGCGGTACTTGACGGCGGTGTCAGTCACTGGCCTCGATCACCTGCGCGTCCTCCACCTCCACCACCGACCCCTCCACCACAGGACGCACCGCAGCAGCAATCTCAGCCATCCGCTCCAACAGCTTCGTCGGCTCCCGCATCTCCACCACCACGTTCGGGCGACCCTCGATCGGGCCGGCGATCTTGTCGAACGCGATGCCCTTCGTCACCGACACGTTCCGCAGCGTCGTCGAGACCTCCTTCGGCTCCAGGGCACCGGACCGCAGGTCCCCCCGGATGCGCTCCAAAAGTTCGATCTCAAGGTCCGTCGCGTTGTGGACGAGATGCTTGGTCTTGGGGAGCAGCGCCTCGCTGTCGAGGTTCGTCTTGGCCTGCTCGTAGATCTCCGGGTGGCGTTTGCGCCAGTCGTACAGGGTGTTGGCGGACGGGGGCTTCAGCCCCTGCGCCTCCATCTCCTTGCGGGCGCGCTCAGCGTCATTGTGGTAGGCGAGCAGCTGAAGCCCGATGTAGATCTCTTCGCGGGTGTACCGCTTCGCGGGTGTAGCGCCCGGCTTACGCTTTGTCGCCATCAGCCTTCGTCAAAGCCTTCAACTGCCCGAGTAGGTCCTTCGCCGCGGTGTCGAAGTCGTCTTTCGTGGGCATCCTCGCCTGAAACACGCGGCCGTCCGCCAGGGTGACGGTCAGGTATTCCGGGTCCCGGTACGCCTCCGGCATCGCACCCAACCTGGGCACGCGGGTGCGGGGCTTGCCGGCGGTGACGTGCAACCCAAGTTTCGTGCCCGCCCTCACATCGATGTGGTCGCAGAGGTGCGCGAACTGCTTGGGGATGGGGAACCGGGGGGGCGGTCCGGGCTCATGCTGATTCAACGGGGACCACCTCCCGTAAGGGGCCTTGGGGCCGTTGCGCGGACATAGGTCGACCGTTGGGGCCGACAGGCGACCCGGAGATGAGCGGGTCCAATCTGCGCGCGGCTACCCGCAAGAATATCGGATCACCCCAACGAACCTTGCATCACCCCACCTGAGTTGGGATAATCCGGGGCGAGATGCGGATCCGAGGCGCACTCACCCTCCTCCTGCTCGCCCTGGTGCTGCCAGCAACGGCGGTCGCCTATAGCCCGCAGCAGTTGGACCGGTGGACCCGCATCGCCGACCAAGCATGGCCCTGGAGCCACTGCACCAACCGACTGGCCGTTGACGTGGTCCCACAACTCGCCCCCGACCCCGGCAGCACCGGGACCACCGTGCTCGGCCGCGCGTACATCGGTGACCCCGACTGCCGGATGCGTATCGTCTCGAACCAAGACGACTACACCGCATGCGTCGTCATTGTGCACGAGGCTGGGCACGTCGCCGGCCTCGAACACCAACCCGGTGGGATCATGGCGGCGATCCTTGATGAGGTACTGCACCGCCGCCGCTATGTGCCGTGCCTACCGGACGTTGAGCCGAGGTTGCGGCGCGGTGACGCGCTGGAGTGGGTGGAGGCGCGGTGGGGGCGACACATGCAGACTCTTGATTGCAGGCGCGACCAGCGTGTGTCCAGGCAGCGTTGCTGGGGCACGTCGGCGGGGGGCCGCAGGCTGCGGTGGACCGTCTGGCGCGGGGGCGACCATCGCGTCCGCGGCGGGCGGTGGAAGTGACGAACGAGGAGGGTCTACGAAATGGCGGTTCTGAAGCGTCCGCGCGTTCGACAGGTCAATCGCTCAGGTCCGGCGCGTTACGCGGTGGTCGATCCCCCGCCGCCAGCCGACCCGGAGGTCTGCCGATTCTGCGGCGGCGACATCATGGCCGTAGATGGGCACTGGTACGCGGTCGAGGGACGCTGGCCGAACCTCGCTCACTGCCACTACTCCGCACGCAATAGCGAGGGTGTCGGCCACGAGCCCGACGCCTGATAACAACGGGCCATCCGTCAACCGGGCGAGCGTCACGCCGCCCGGTTACGCGACTGCGACCTGATCCGCTCCTCCACAGCATCCAACCGACGCCGCGCCCTATCGAGCGCCTGCCCGGCCACCCGCAGATCATCCCTGGCCGTGACACCACGGGCGAGCGCCAACTGCCGCAGCCGCGATAGGCGCCGCTCAAGGTCGCGCCGCTCCTCAAGCAACTCATCGTCGACCCCCGCCAGGCGGGCGGCGTCACGCTCCCGCGCCTGCTTCGCGTAGTCCTCCAGGACGGCGGGGGGCACGACCTCGCCGGCATCGAGCACCGCCCGCCCCGCGACGCGGGTGTAGCCGCGCTGGGAACGCTTGTGCATCCACAACGGCTCATCGGCACGCAGCAGTTCCCACCCGGCCGGCGTGGGGCGGTATACCTTGCGCAGCCTGGCGTCCGTCGCCGCCTCGATCAGGCCGCGGCGCAACAACGCGGCGAGGGTGCGCGGCGCGATACCGCAATGCCGCTCGTCATCGACCTCCACGACGAGGGTGTGGCAGCGGATCAAGCCGCGCTGCATGCCCGGGGACAGGTCGGAGAGATGCTTCGGACGAGTCATGCGGGGTCGTCGAACCCCCGAACCTCAACGAAATCCGCGCCGGCATCCACCACCACAAGCCCCGCGCCGCACGCAGCCGGGACAGCAGGCGTACCGACATCAATCATGTCGCCACGATCAACCCGCCAACGACGCGCCCACGGCAACCAGCGATTGACGATCGCCAACCTCATCACGCACACCATCCCACACCACCCGGCGAACTTGCGCACGCAACCAAAACCGCGTTGGTGCCGAAAATGCCGAAACCACGCATGAATACGGTTTTGGTTTCTTGTCGAGATCGGTCCCTCCCCCCTCCCCCCTGGGTGGCGTACGGGTGGCGGGCACCGGTGGGGTGGTGGTGTGGTTCGGGGTATTGCTGTGCGCCCTGTGTGTCGTGTGGCGGCGGGTGCACCGTGCCACGCGGTGGGCTTGGGGGGATTCTCGGGGTTGTGGCCAGGCCGGGATACCAGGCCGGCGTGTACAGATAGCGGACACAATGCCAGGCTGGGTGTCGCATAGCTGTGCGCACGTTGCCGAAGCCCATCCCTAGCCGAGGCGAGCGAGGTGGTGTTGGCTGGGGTAGACAGGTCTGTCTCTTTTTGGGGTGGGTTTCGGTGTTTTGGCGCGTTGGCGTTCGGGTGGGGTCCCTGGGGTCCCGGTGGGGTCCTGGACCCCACCTTGTAGTGGGGTCCTTCACGTAGTGGAGGACCCCACTAGGACCCTCGGGGGGCCTGGGGGGCCTGGGACCCCGCTTGTGGCGGCGGTTGTGGTTGGTCATGCGGCGTCGAGGTTTGCGGTGCCGGGTGGTTGGTCGCCCCGGGGTGGTCCTGGCCGGCGCGGGTGCGGGTGTGCGAACGGGTTCGGCGTTTGTGCGCCTTCCTGGTGAGTGTTTCCGCGCCACCCTTGCTTAGCGCACTTGACATGCTTAGCGCGCTTGCCGATACTTGGCTCATGAGCAACGAGCAGATCACCGAGCAGATCGCAGCGGTCCTCCGCAGCGAGTCCCCGGACCTCGGCATCACCCAGACACAGGCGCAGGCGCTGCGCGACGCGATCATCGACGCGGACCTGTGCGACAACGACGCGCTGCAGGCGTACGACCTGCTGCACAACCTCACGACCTTCGGAAGGGCGTTCTAAGCCATGACCACCGCACAGATCACCCGCCAGGGCACCTACACCGTCGCGACCGACGCCGAGGCGCACGCGCTGTACCCGTGCGATCACTGCGGCATGGGGATCGTCAAGGGCGAGCGCGTCGCCGTGAGCAACAACGGCCTGACCGTCGAGCACACCGCTTGTGTGCGCGACTGGTTCCGCCGCAACTACGGGCGCGAGGGGCTGTAGGCCATGACCACCGCTGAACTCCACGCCGATGACGTCGCCCGCCGGGTGATCCGCGTCAACGCCGAGCGCTGGCAGGGCCGCTACTGCGTGCTCGTGCCCGACCCCGATGTCGTAGGCCGCTGGAACACCATCGCGACGTTCAAGTCGCTCAAGCAGGCAGAGGCGTTCGCTGCGGGCTACTGCGCATGCCGAGACGGCAAGACACTGTGACCCCCCAAGAGCTCCGGAAGGCCGAGGCCCGCTACCAGCGGGCCTCACGCCGTGCAGAAGCCGAACGCCAAGCACGCGACGCACTGATCCATCGCGCCATCGCGCAAGGCTGGACGCACGCCCAAATCTCGCAGGCCACGGGGTTGACCCGTGGCCGCATCGGACAGATCGCACGGTCCCGTTGGGTGCCGGTGATAGGCTGAGCCAAATCACATGCTCCTTTGGTCGGGGGTTACCGTGAACTGGCGAAGGGCGCATCCTCGGGTGCGCCCTTCGCGCTTCCGCTATGTGAAGTCCCACACCTGGTAGCCGGTTTCGTCCCGATCGTCGTCCTGGCTGTCGCCGGCGGGGGATGCGACGGCGGCGCGGTACGGCCGCACGATGCTGTGGCGGCGCGCTGGCCCATCGTCGGTGGCGGTGATGTAGCCCTCTTCGAGGAGGAGCTGTAGGGCGGTGATCTTGCCGCTCTTCTTGCCAGCGACATGATCCGAGCTTTTGACGATGTCGTTGTGGGTGAGGCCGGGAGTGGTCTCGACGGCGCGGCTGATGCGCTCCATCAGCACCGTGGGGCGGAACACTGTGTGGGGCTCCTGGTCGAGTGCGGTGACGTGCCGGGTCTCCTCGTCGAATAGCCAGGTGCTGTCCCGACGGAACGCCGCCCTGACGCTGCGAACCTTCTTGGCGGTGATGAGCAGCCCGTCATCGGTCGTCTTCACGCTGAACGTCAGGTCGGCCTTGTCGCCCTTCGCAGACACGCCCTTGGCGCGGCCCTTGGCGTCCTCGGCGTGGCCGATGTTGTCCAGGGCGACGACGGCGGGCCCGGCGGCCCGGAGTGGTTCGATGATGCGGTCGTACCAGCCGACGTAGTCGGCGTTGTCCTTATCGAAGTTCAACCCCAAGGCCGCGGCGACTGCAGATAGCGGGTCGATGATGACTACGTCGTATCGGTGGGCGACTCCGGCGATCCATTGGTCCGGGTCTGCGTTGGCGGCTTGGAGGGTGTCGGGGAGGTTGAGGTACCGGACGTCGGCGAGAGCTTCTTTGAGGTTGGGGGTGATGGGGTCGCCCCTGCGTTGCGCGAGGTCGGCTGCCCGGGCGTTGAACTCGTCTGGCGTGATCTCGCTGCCGAGGTAGGCGACGCGGAGCCCGGCTTTGGCGGCGTCGTAGGCGC